TAGAATCAACTACTAAGCAAGTTTTGGCATTTAAGATACCTATTGGACGCATTATGGATCCATTAGGCATAGGGAAACCAGGTAAAAGTTGGCCTTGTTCATCAGTGGTTGCTTTTGGTAGTCCAAATGTGTTAGCATCATAGAGACGTTCGAATACCGCTGTTATGGCTGTAAAGACTAAACAAGGTTCTTGGGGTGCCTCTGATTATGTGGAAGCAACTCCAAAGAAGACACGCCAGGGAAGTGGAAAGCATACAAAGTATGCAGCAACTTCCAGGAATCACGCCAAAAAACCCTCACGGGGACAAGGAGGCTAAATAATACCTAGTGGATTATAAAAATGGAAGAAGCACCCCCAGAATGGACCAAAGGTCCTGTCAGGAGACCTGTCGATATAGGAGACAGCTTCCACGAATCTGGTATGTATCTAATAACGGATCCCCGTTCGGATAAATACCTAGAACGAATCCGTAAAAAGGAAGAGTCTGAAACCTAATGGCTTATCGCTTTAAAGCAGATAGAAATCTATCACGAGCTTTCCGTGACCTCAGTATAGGGATGAAATCAAACCCCAATACTGAGGATTTTTCTATGGTTAAGAATGAGAATGCCATTAAACAATCAATCAGAAACCTAGTTCTTACTGGGTTTGGTGAGAGACCTTTTCAACCTACTAAGGGGTCTAGGTTACGTCAGATGCTTTTTGAACCTTTTGACATCTTTATGGCAGAAGAACTCAAAGAGGAAATTATGAACGTGTGTCAAAGATTTGAACCACGTGTGGTGGTAAATGAAGTTAGATTGAAGGCAGATGATACCAACAATCTAGAAGTTGAACTCGATTACACTATTATCGGTGAAACACTTACACAAACCGTAGACTTCTTGCTGGAGAGAGCATAATGGCAGCAATACCATCCAATTTAACATCATTAGATTTTTCTGAGATACGTGAATCTATTAGATCTTATCTTCGAACAAGAGATGAGTTCACAGATTACGATTTTGACGGATCTGCTGCGTCTTATTTGCTTGATGTTTTATCATATAACACATACTATGCTTCTTTCAACGCTAATATGGCGATGAATGAGGCGTTTCTTGAATCTGCAACTATTAGAGATAACGTAGTTAAAATTGCGAAGCAGTTAAATTATACACCAAGATCGGTTAAAGCACCAAAAGCTTGTATTCAATTTGCGGTGCAAACAGAAACTATTGGTTCTGGTACAGCATATCCTAGCACAGTAAGTATGCTTGCTGGTGATGTTTTCGTTTCTGCGGTAAGTGGATCAGGATATACATTCACTTTACCAACTACACTTAATGCAGCAGTGGATCAATCTACTGGAATTGCTACTTTCAATAAGGTGGTTATCAATCAAGGTAACACTTTAGAGTATCAGTACACTGTAGATGATGTTAAGAAGAGATCTTATGAAATTCCTGCTGATCAGATAGATACAGACCTTCTAACAGTCTCAATTTCACCTAATGCACAGTCTGAAGAGATTGACACATACAACTTAGTTAAGAATATTGTTGATGTTGATGGTACTACTCGTGGTTATTTCCTTGAGGAGACTGATGATCAACGTTATAATGTGGTATTTGGTGATGGTGTTATTTGTCGTCAGTTAATTGCTGGTGAAATTATTAAATTAAAGTATGTACGTACTGAAGGTACTGCTGCTAATGGATGTAAGTCCTTTAGTTTCATTGGACGTATAATTGATTCGGAACAACGTTACATAGCATCCTCTCAGATCTCCTTAGCGACCGTAGATGGTGCTCAGGATGGTGAAGATGTAGAATCTACCTTAAGTATCAAATTTAACGCTCCTAGAGCATTTAACAGTCAGAACAGAGCAGTAACTGAGTCTGATTATGAATTTATCACTAAAAAGGTATATCCACAGGCAAAATCAGTTACTGCTTATGGTGGGGAGCGTTTAGCACCACCAGTTTACGGCAAAGTCTACATATCCATTCGTACGAAATCAGGTGCCCTACTTAACACAACAACCAAAAAGAGAATCAAGACTGATCTTCTTAAATATTCGATTGCGGCGATTGAACCTGTCATCGTCGATCCCATTACCCTATACATTAGACCAAAAACTTGGGCATTCTTCGACGGTAATAAAACTACACTATCAAATAACGAAGTTGCGTCTAAAGTTTTATCAGCTGTCGATCAATACAATACTCAGGCGGAATCTACTAGATTCAATGGTCGCATTGACCTCAGTGCTTATCAATCGATGATCGATTCCTCTGATCCTGCGATCAGTGGCAATATTACCCATATGTCTTTGGGTATGAACATTGAAAACTTCAATTTTGGTCAGACATTTACTAAGTGTATTGATTTTAACAATGAAATCGCTAACCCTAATGATCTTTCAGGTGGAAATAAAGGATCTAGTGCGGCTACCGAAGGAACTTGCGTACCAAAATACTCTTCAGTAAAAACTGGAACATTTTATGCAACTGGATATACAGAAGGTCTTCTGAATATTCAAGGTGGAGTTAATGCTAATCAGATTTCATCAGCAAGTCTACTCACTGATGATACTACTGCGTTACTTCCAGTAAATATTCGTGATGACGGTTACGGAACACTGATAATGATAACTAAGGTTGATGAAACCGAAGTTGTTCTTAAAAAGAACGTAGGAACCGTTGATTATAAGAGTGGACAGGTCTGTGTTGGACCAGTAGATGTTGCCAGTACCCCTGATGGTACCTCACGCATCCCAGTTACAATCATCCCTGCATCTGGTAATGTCAACATAGGTACAGGTCTAGATCCTACGATCTTTAACCCAACTGTACAAACCATCGACTACACAATTGATGGAACTAACGTTCCAACCTTCGATCCGTTCGACTTTAACGCTATTAACTTCGATGGAAGCTCAATAAATATCATTGATTACCCAACCACCGTGTTTGAGTTGCCAGAGTTTAACTCTTGCTTCTAAGCATCTAAAAATAGCAAAATAACAGCAGATGAAGGCTATTACCGTATCAAATAGGGTGCAGGATCAGATTCCTGCATTCATTCGAGAAGATAACGAACAATTTGTAAATCTTCTTACCGAATACTACAAATCTCAAGAGAAAGCAGGTCGTCCCTATGACATCCTGAATAATATCTTGAATTATACCGATGTAGGTTCTGGTGAGTTTGATCCTAACTTTTTATCTTCAGCTTCTGCTGTGCTGGAGAAAGTTGATCCTACTCAGAACAAAATCATCGCTGAGAACGTTAATTATTTCTTAGAACAAGACGGAACAATAAAAGTTGATAATGAAGTAATATATTATGAGAAGGTTACTCATTCACCAGATATAGTATTCACTCCAGGTGTTAATAAGGCTGAATTTGATCGTAAAATCCAAGAATTTGAACCAATCGCTACTCAGTTCGATGGTAGTCAGACTTTATTCAATCTACGACTTTTAGGTAAGCCAGTATCACCTCAATCTGCAAATCATCTGTTAGTTGTTGTTAATAACGAATTTTTATATCCAGATGTTGATTATTTCATCGAGGGAGATAAAATAAGGCTTCAGAACCCTCCTGTTGCCCCTACAGGCGGTCTTACAGGTGCTATTAACAATGTTCGTTACCTTATTGGTTATACAAGCATCCCTGTCCGTAATATAGACCCTATTACAGTTGCAGTTGATGCCAAAGAATTTAAACTGACTAACAATGGAGTTGCTTATACTCCTCTATCCACTGTATCGAGTATCGTTGTAGTCGATAGAGTTGAGAAGCGTCCATATGAAGATTTTACTATTTTCCAAGATAAGTTGATCTTCAAGAATGATGTTGCAGAGAATTCAGTCATACAAGTCAGATCAATCGAGATGATTGCACCTGAATTTGGTAGTGGTGCTAGTGCTATTGCAGATATTGAACAAGGAAAGATTGATAAGGTTATTGTTAAGAATGGTGGTACTGGATATCGCTTAAGTTTTGCTCCAAAGATCAGTATTGCGTCTACTAAAGGTCCAGGTCAAAATGCTACTGCTGAGGCATTGGTAAATGGTATTAA